AGGTGATAGATTATTTGAAATAAATTATGTTGAACATGAGCAACCATTTTATCAGCTACAAAAAAACTATGTTTACACTCTGAAGTGTCAACTTTACAGATATGAAGATGAAGTTCTTGATACTGGTGTAGAAACAATTGATGATGAGATTGAACAGATTGGATATATTCAAAAATTAAATTTAATAGGTGTTGCAACAACTGCAACAGCATCTGTTATTGGTATTGGAACTGGTGTTATTTCCAGTATTAGAGTAACTAACATGGGTGGTGGTTATTCATCAATACCCACAGTTGCAATTTCTTCTGCACCATCTGGTGGAACAGATGCCAAAGCAGTAGCAGTTCTTACCAATGATTTTATTGGTTGTGATGGAACAAAAGGTGGAAGCATAACTGAGGTACGACTTACAAATCCTGGTTTAGGTTATACTGTAACACCAATCATAACAATAACAGGAGGAGGTGGTGATGGTGCCACTGCTGAGGTGGTAGGTATTGAAACTATTGGTGGTATCAACCCAATCACAATTACATCAGGTGGTGGTGGATATGTCAGTGCTCCCACTGTTGGAATATCAACCCCAGTTCATGTTGGAGCAGCAGCAACTGCAACAATTGATGTTCCTCTCCATGTTGGTGCAGGTGCAAGTGTTATTGATGCCACTATCAGTGTTGGTGTTGCAACATATCTTTTCCCTGGTGGCACTACAGGTGGTGTTTTCTACAAGTCTGCACCTACTGTTACATTCTCAGATCCAACAGGCACAGGAGACAACGCAAATGCCACATCAACAATTCAAGATATTGCAATAAGTGGTGGTAGGGTTAATTCTTTATCAATTACTGATGAAGGGAGGTTCTATACATCAGTTCCCACAGTAAGTATTGCTCATCCTGGATTCAGTATTGCTTCTGCTACTATAGGGATTGCTGGATCATCCATAGACCCAAGTTCTATAGCTTTCAGCACCACAGGTAGAGCATATACAAGTGCTCCAAACGTGGCGATTACTACATCTACTGGCCAGGATGCACCTACACAAATTGCAATTGGTATTGCTACTATTCATCCTATTACAGGTATTGTAACAGCAGTTTCTTTTGACCCTGCTGATGCTTGGGCAGTTGGAACTTCAGCAACTATTGGGGCAGGATATACTGTTGCTCCCAATATTTCTTTTGGGACACCATCACCTGTTAGAGCAACTGCAACTGCAACAATTTCAATTGGTGGTTCAGTAACAAGTCTTTCTATTGGAAATAGTGGATTTGGATATATCTCAGCACCAATAGTCACAATATCAGCACCAGCAGGTGTGACAACACAATTTACTGCAACTGGTATTGCAACTATCAGATTTAATTCAATTTCAACTACAGGAACACTTTCTACAACATCAACATCAATATCAGGTATTACAACAGAAGGTATATTGATTGGTGATAGAGTCAGATTGAGTGTTGGTAGCACAGAACTTTATAACTTTATCCCTGAAGGAACATTTGTAAGTGGTATTGGAGCAGGAACAATAACACTTAATCAAGCATCAACAAATGTTGGTATAGCAACTTCAGTATTTGAATTTGGTATTGATAAATGTGGTATAGTTACTGATATTAATATTACATATGGTGGAGGTGGATATTTATCACCACCAACAGTCACTATATCTAATGATCCTATATTTAAAAATTATGTTGATATAATATCTGGTGTAACCACAGCAGTTGGTGTGGCAAATATGAATGCTGCTGGTGTTGTCACAAGTATATCAATAACAGATAGTGGTAGTCAATATGTGCTTACACCAACTATTCAAATTTCTGAACCTGTATCCACAAGCACTGGATCATTTATATTCAATGAAGTTGTAACTGGTGCAAGTTCTGGGACCACTGCAAGAGTTAAGTCTTATGATGCTGAAAATAATATTCTTGAGGTATCCATTGTTGATGGAACATTTACACCAGGTGAAACAATAGTTGGTAGTGAATCTGGTGCTAGACATTCAATGAAGTCTCAAGATAAGTTTGATACTATTGATCCATTTGCTGATAATGATAGTATTGAAATTAGAGCAGATGATATCATTGACTTTACCAAAACTAATCCCTTTGGTATGCCTTAATAAATAAAGAAAAAGTATCAATAAAATGTTTGAGCATTTTTACAATGAGATCTTCAGATCAGTAATCATAGCATTTGGATCTCTCTTCAATGGGATTGAGATTCATAAGAAGGATGCAAATAATGATACTTACAGTGTCATTAAGGTCCCTCTTGCCTATGGTCCTACCCAGAAGTTCCTTGCTAGATTGGAACAGCAAGCAGATTTAAATAAACCAGTTCAAATGACTCTACCAAGAATGTCATTTGAATTTACTGATCTTCAATATGACCCAAGTAGAAAGGCAACTCAAACACAAGCATTTCACCCTGTGGTTGATAATGGCACAAAGACTAAGAAGGTCTTTATGCCTGTACCATACAATATGGGATTTGAATTATCTGTCATGACCAAGTTAAATGATGACATGCTTCAGATTACAGAGCAGATCCTACCATATTTCCAACCATCATATACCCTCCCCATTAAACTCCTTGGAGATTTAAGGGAGGTTGTTAATGTTCCTGTTCAGATTGAATCTATTTCAATGGAGGATGATTATGAGGGAAACTTTGATACTAGAAGAGCATTAGTATATACTTTCAGATTTGTTGCTAAGACTAATCTATATGGACCCATTAGTGATGTATCCGCTGATGTCATCAAGAAGGTACAAGTTGGATATGTATCTGGTCAGAGAACATCCTCTGGTCAATCATATCAAAGAGATGTCACATATAGTGTTGTTCCAAGGGCAACCAAAGATTATAATGGCAATGTTTTGACCCAACTTGCTGAGGATGTTGATACCACAGAAACTGTCATCACTGTTCATGATGGATCAGCAGTTACTGTAAAACAATATATCTATGTTGGTGAGGAGGAGATGTTTGTTGACAAAATTAATGGTAACAAACTTACAGTTAAGAGGGGTCAAGATAAAACCACTGCTGCCAATCATGTTCTGGGAGCAGATGTTCTTGGTATTGAATCATCAGATGCTAACTTCATTGATATTGGAGATAACTTTGGTTTTGATGGGAGCACCTTCTGATGACTGAAGATAATATTATAGATGTGACTCCTGGCAAAGAAAAACCTACTCACCTTACAAAGGATGATGTAGAAAAAGATTATGAATACACCAGGGGCAATCTATATTCAATCATTGAAAAGGGTCAGGAAGCAATTAATGGTATCTTAGAACTCGCACAGGAAAGTGAGATGCCAAGGGCATATGAGGTTGCTGGTCAATTAATTAAAAATGTGGCTGATGCAACTGATAAACTGATGACCCTACAACAAAAATTGAAGGATGTAGAGGAAGAAAAAGTAAGCAAGGGTCCAACTACAGTCAACAATGCATTATTTGTTGGTTCTACAGCAGAATTGCAGAAGTTATTGAAGAATAATAATCCTGATAAATAATACATCAGGGAGAGAAATCCCAAAGTATTATTACTAATAAAATGTCTAATAAAGAAGAATTGCTGTCAATAAATGATTATCTAGAGGAGAGCAATCTTCCCTCTTATAAGGACTTCATTGAAGAGAAAGAAGAATTACCATCAGTAGAAGATTATAAAACTCACCCTCTAGAAGAGGATCAAACCATTGAAGATGCAAATGGAAACACATTTGCAGAGGTTATTGATGTTGTAAAAGCACCAGAGTGGCAAGAACTTGTCAAATTAGTCAATGATGTAAGAAGAGAAATACCTGAAATACCTGAGATCAAATCATATGATGAAGAAATTGGTCAGATAAGTGAAAAAATTGCTCAAATTCAAGAAAATTTTTCAATTTATGACCTCAAAAGTGATAAAATCTTTGATTTAAAATCAAAAAATGAAGAATTTGAAGTAAAATTAACTGAAATTGAACAAAAAATCCCAGAAGTTCCTGAAGTTAGGTACTATGAAGGTGATATTGAACTCATTTATAGTAAAATTTCAAGAATTAAAGAAGAAATTGACTCTCTTCCTGAAGTAAAATACTATGAAAATGACCTTGACACCCTAAAATCAAGGATTGAAGAGGTAAATGAAAATATTCCAACCTTTCCAAAGTGGGTTAATGAGATAAATGAGGTTCCAGATTTCTCTTGGATTGGAAAAACCTTTGGAGTTATTGATGATGACTTCAAAAAGGTTCAAGGACACCTTGATTTAATCAGAGATACCATAGAATCAAGGGTTTCTGAGTTAAATGAGACTATTGAGACCAAAGATTTTGAACAAAGAGTAGATTCAAAGACTCTTTCTGAGAATTTAGAGTCCACAAATACCAAATTAAGTGAAACTAAGGACAAAATCTACAAAGAACTGAGGGAAATGACCCTTAGGGTTTATGATCATCATAAAGAATTTAAAGATGATGATAGAAAACTAAAAAAAGCAATATTGGGAGAGCAAAATAAACTCAAACAGGCTTTAAATGAACAAATTAAGTCTATTGAGAAGGAGAGTATTAAGACAGATGAGAAAATCATCTCTTTTTATGTTAATTTAAGAGAGGAAGTAGAGCAAAAGTTAAACTCTCTTCCAGAAGTCAAATATTATGACAATGACATAAAAAAACTGCAAGTTGATGTCAAAAATGTAAAGACCAATATCAAAGGTCTGATCACTGAACTCTATAAAATTGCAACTGTAATTAAAAAGCAGCAAAAAAATCTTACTGAGGGTCTGCTTAATGAACCTCCTAATGAGAAAGAAACTGCTGGTGGACAAACTGATCCATTAACACCAATGGATCAAAAATTTGCTACCCTTGAGGATTTATCAAACCACTACAGGTTGTTTATAAACAGGATTCAGACTCAACTTTCCACAATGGGTGGTGGTGGAGCAGGATTTATCAAGGATCTTGATGATGTAACCTTTGATCAAACAACAGGGACAAATGAACTTCTAATTTATGATGGTGCCAAGTGGGTAGGTATTGCTAGCACAGCATTATCATCATCATCATCTGAAACTCAGGGTTTAAATAATGTTCTTTCTATTGGTAACACATCCAGCACAGGGATGTCTGTTGGTGTTGTCACAGCAACACAATTCTTTGGTGATGGTTCTGGTCTAACTGGGGTTGCAAACACCAACTTCATTGTTGGAACCTCAATCACGATGACCACTGGTAACTTTACTGGTAACGTGACTGTTGGTGGGACAATCACATATGAGGATGTAACCAATGTAGATTCAATTGGTATTATCACTGGTAGGGATAACATCAATATTGTAACTGATGGTAAGAAGTTACAGATTGGTGCTGGTTCTGATTTACAACTATACCATGATAGTAATCAATCATTCATTGACAACAATACAGGTCCACTCTTCATCAGGAACAATGTAGATGATGATGATGGTGGCAACATCATCATTCAAGCAAAGTCTGGTAAGTCATCTGCTGTATTTCAGGATGATGAGGGTGTAAGGCTTTATTACAATGATGTTGAAAAGTTTGAGACTCTGAGTGGTGGTGTCAATGTCACAGGTAACATTGAAACTGATACCCTCAATGTTACTGGTGTGGGCACAATAACTGATAATCTTTCAATCAAGAGTCAGGATAGTTCACCTGGCAGGATTGACCTATATTGTGAGTCAAGTAATGCACATTATGCCAGGATTCAGGCACCAGCACATTCTGCCTTCTCTGGCAATATTACCCTCACCCTGCCATCAGATTCTGGCACTCTGCTTACTAATGTTGTGGAAGACACTACACCACAACTTGGTGGTAATTTGGATATTAATGGTAAGTATATCACAGGCACTGGTGGTGCTGCTATTGTAGGTGTTGTAACTGCTACAACTTTTAATGGTAATTTAGCAACCACTAATTTAACTGGAACCATTACTAATTCACAATTGGATGGTTCTATTGCTAATGATAAGTTAGCAAACTCCAGTGTTTCTTATGGTGGAGTAAGTTTAGCACTAGGTGCTTCAGATGCAACACCAGCATTTGATCTTTCTGATGCTACTAACTATCCCACCTCAAGTCTCTCTGGAACAATCACCAATGCACAGTTAGCAGGATCTATTGCTGATGGTAAGTTGGCAAGCACATTCCTCAAAAATGTAGTTGAAGATACCACTCCAGAACTTGGAGGTAATCTTGGCCTAAACAGCAAGGACATTACTGGTACAGGTGATATTAATATAACTGGTACTGTAACCTCAGACGGAGTTTTCCTAGGTGATGACGAGAAGATACATCTAGGTGACGGGGGCGATCTTAAGATCTGGCATAATGGGTTTAATAGCATCATCAACGACGAAGGATCTGGTGACCTATACTTAGGTGGCGATACTGGCGTTTTTATTACTAATGCGGCGCTTAGTGAGTTTAAGGGAAAGTTTATCACAAACGGAGCAGTAGAACTCTATTACGACAACGTACTGCGCCTCACAACAACTAACAGTGGTGTAAGCATCACTGATAATCTGAATGTTGCTGGTGTTTCTACATTTCAAGGTCATATTCATATTGGAGATGATGATGAGCTAAGATTTGGTGCCAATAATGACTTTAAAATTGTTCATGATCCAAATGATTGTCGTTTTGAGAATTCAAATGGTGACATTAAGTTTAAGAATACTGGTAGTTATTTCTTCTTTGATGAGGATGGTGGTGAAACTCTTGCATCCTTTATTAATGATGGTGCTATAAATCTCTTTCATAATGGATCCAAAAAATTTGAAACCACTTCAACTGGTATCAGTGTAGCAGGTGACATTAATATAACAGATAAGATTATTCATACAGGTGACACTGATACTGCCATTAGATTCCCTGCTGCTAATACA